ATCGTAGAGCCAACAATAAACTGGTTGCGATTGCGCATACGCCAACGCCAAAAGCAACTATTTCGTTTGGACTCATTTTTCACTAAGGCCATAATCTACTTCGCTCCCGGACTTTGGATCTAACGCCTTTGCTATTGGAGCAACAACTGCACCAAGCAAGGTTGCATAAGCTGGATGAATGTCAGCCACTATTGCTAAAGCAACTGTTATTCCACTAGCTGCTACAGCTCTCAAATATGACTTAATTGCTGCTTTGTGTTTTTTAGATAGTTTCATTAGTTACCTTTCAGTAGTGGGATGTTGAACTTATGACCAGGTTGATTTGGCTTAAAGCTTATGTGAATATGGGAATGGTGGGGATTTATGCCCCGATACTTAACCCAACGCCATAACGATCTTGCTGAACATATTTTACCAGCGTGAATTATGTAAGATATACGCTTATCTTTTTTTGCTGTGAGTCGAAGTTGATCTGCCAGAGCATGACTAATCCCTTGCTCGTTAGATAAGCCAGCGTCAATATCGATCGCGCAAACTTCTCCGTTTGGTCGTGGGTTGTGATCCGATTTTCGTAATGCATGTTTACTATCAGAAATCCACCCATCGCTGCGCTTATCGCGATCCAACCATGTTTCATTTATTTGGTCGCGTAGCGTTTGAGCAGCTTTAGATAAAAATGGCTTCATTAGCCAAGTAACAATTTTGCTTCATCAGCAGTCAAACCAAGACGATCAAGAATTGCTTGGCGTTGTGCTGTTTTTGTTTCCGCTTCAACAATTTCATCTGCCTTGATTTGCTCTATCATTTCATCTATTTGAGCTTGAGTAGGTGCTTTACCTTCCAATACATGCCACTCGATAGTTTTATAATCATCATTACTAATAACAAACTCTGAATTTGGTTTTAACTTACGAATTGCTTCAATTAAATAACTTTTCATTATGCACCAATTTCCATTAAAATCATTGTAGAAGGATTAGAACTATTTTGAAATGTAGACGTAATTGCAGCATTTACAACATTTGCTTGGGTTTTATATGTAGTTGCGGAAGTTGTAGATGGGCTATCTAAATGGGATACCGACATAATTACACCTAAATCAATAGAATTAAAAACTGTGCTTGGAGCAGCAAATAACAAAGGAATACCTGAAAACAATCTAATACTGCTAGCACCTCTTTTTAAATCATAATCTCCATAAGAGCCAGTAGTTGGTCTCGACATTGTCATAGCTTGTGTAACTAAAACTAATACTTTTGATGTTGCAAGCGTTGGTGTTATTGTTGCACTTAATCCAGTATCAGTTAAAGATGTTGAAGTAATAGCAGTTGAAGTAGAATATGTTGCAGTTACTACTTGTAAGACTTTACCACCAGAAGGTGTAGTCCAAGCAGGAACTCCACCACTAACTGATAATACTTGACCAGTAGTTCCAATTGCTAACCTTGTGTTTGTATTAGCAGTAGATGAACGATATTCAATATCGCCAAGAGTTGTCGAAGGATTAAGATTTTTAGTCGTGGTATCAATTGAAGTTCCAAGTGTGCGGATTGCACTCGCACCATCTTTAACTAGATCGGTGTCTGCTGGTGTTGTCCAGCCATAATTGGTGGTTGTTGGCATTTTATCCTTTTCCTATCAGGCTACTATTGTAGCGTACTCCCAAGTCAATGTTGGGCTTAAAGTGTTCCAAGCCTCTATGGCTGGAGTCGTATTCCAACGCATCGCCACTTGGCTAAACTCAACAGGCGAAACATTTATTGTTAAAAACAGCTCATTAAATCTAGTGCTCCATGACCAGCCTTCAACATATCCTTCAAATTCTCCGTTAGATAATTGATTAGGTAGGTTTTCAATGTTGACTGGCATTCCCATGAATACTCCCAGCAAATCATCACGATCAGCGTTGTCAATTTCAGGGTTAGTTATTGGAAAGGTTATGGATTGAAATGATGGTCTTGGATAAGCTCTTTGGGCAATATAGCGATCAGCAATTGCTTGGGCATCGACAGCTCCATGAATCCTAGAATTGATAGTTTCGGCTTTGTAGCCATATAGGGCAATTGATGCGGCATCACTAGCTGTTTTTTGTGATCCATAATTGTTGCCATAATTTATGTAAATGTCATTTCTAACATCTGATGAACGCATAACAGTTGAAAGTCCAGCACCTAAAGCATGACCGGCATCTAATTCAACATAACCATTAGTTAAAAGATAATTTTGCCTGTGGTCTGCATCTGCATAACCTATATTTCCAGCATTATCCTCATAGATATAACCAAATGCTGAATTAGCAATATCTGAAACAATGTTGTAAATCGTGTCGGTTGTAGTTGGTTGATGCTGCATTGTGTAAAGACCGGGCTGATCTATTTCGCCTAATCCTAGATTAACTGCATTAGCCCAAGTTTCGGTTGCATTGTAAGTTGCCCATGTTGAAGCTGATGGCACATCATTCCAAGTTCCAAGCAATACGCTAGAGAGAATATCATAGATTTGGTTGCCATCCTCATCTTGTGGAATGTTGCCATCCCAGATTTCTTTGGCTATCTTGGCAAGTGAACCCATTGCAATCAATGTGTATTCAATTACTGTTCCGATAGAACCAGTTGCTCCGACCGCGACAGTTATATCGGTAATGTCTCCACCAAATATGGTTACATAACTTCCTGAACTATCTTTGACCTGTAAATCTAAACTGTCATTTATGTCAAAAGGTAAGGTTTGACCATTTAAGGCAACAAGGCTGATTTGAATATAAGATGGGCTTGGCTGAATGTAAATATCATCGCGACCAGCCTGATGCTGAATATCGCTAATTGCTATGTCAGTGTAATCGACCCCACCGACAGTTAGTTTCCAATCTGGAGTCCATACTGTCAATTTAGTCTAATTCCATTTCCAGTAAATACTGGCACACTTCGAGCTGCGCTTTGATTAACTACTTTTCCAACAGCTCTTGCTGCACCTTCACCATCGATTGCACTTACATAAATGTTAGTTACTGCTGGATTGCCTGCGCCATAAGTAAAGTTTGATCCACCTTTTGGAACTGATGGTAATGATGATCTAGCAGCTGTTGGTGATGGATTTGGAATTGATCCAATATTGACACCAGGAATTATATTAACCACTCGAATTAGTTCATTGGCCAAAGATACGACCAAACCAATTGCTTCTCTTAAAAATGTGATAAATCCAGAAATGATTCCAGATACGACTCCAATTGCTCTACCAAATGATTGAGCACCCCTTTGGGTTTCATTTAGTGAATTGTTTAATCCTTCACTACCAGTTAAGCCTGCAATAAATGCGTTAAGTGTTGGAATGCCTGTGTCGTTTAAGAATGTAATAAATTGCTCAACTGCTGGCAATAAGGCAGTTCCTAAACTTTCCTTAGCTTCATCAAATCCAACTTTTAAGCGATCAATCTTTCCTTGAAATGTGTCAGCATTTGTAGCTGCTGCGCCACCATAAAGATCAGATAGTTTTTGTTGAATTTCTGTAAAACTTAATGTGGCTAATTCTGTCTTTGATAAGCCCAGTCCTAATCTGCCAAGTGATGCAGTATTTCCATCTTGAGCACGACCCAAAGCATTGGCAACTTGTTCAAGTTCTAATCCACGACCTTTTGAAATATCTAAAGCAAGTCCTAATAATCTTTGAGCCTCGCCTGTATCTTTTGTAGATACTGCCAATCTTTGCATGGCTGGACGCAATTGATCATCGGCTACGCCTGTTGCCAAAGATGTCTGAAGAATAAAGTCCTCAGTTGCCGCTATTTGGCCTTCAGTAGCCCCTGTGGCGGTTCTTAGCGCAGCAGCCAATCTTAACTGTGCCTGCTCATCCTCTATTGCAGCCTTAACCCCATCAATGGCTAATTTGCCAGCATAAGCAACGGCAGCAGCAGCAGCTACAGCAAAAGCAGCAGCAGCCTTCTTTCCAAACTCTGAAATCTTGCTTGAGTTAGTTTCAACGGCTTTATCAGCATCGCCTAACTTCTTTTTTAGATCATCAACATCGGCAAGGATTGATAACTTTAATGTGCGATTACTAGTAGCCATTAGACCCATTCCTTAATGATGCGATTAAAACTTTCTTCCCACTTGTTAATCAATTCAGGCTGAATTCTGCGAAGGGTTGGATAAATGAACCATCCTCGAGATCCACGACCTGACCTTCCTGAATAACTAGGGAACTGTTTGAATTTATTTGAACCAAACTCAATGCCACCCCATAGGGTTTGTGTAGTAGCACCACCTGAAAATTTTTGACGCGCAAATCCGTAACTGAATTCGCCAATCTTGCTTGATTTTTTAATGCTGACGCCATCCGCGACTCTTTCCGCAACCTTGCCAGCCTTTGTTCTTGTTCTAGCTGCTTGCTTAATCTCCTCAGATGCAAAATACGCCAGAGCAGCAGATTGACGGCGTGCTTCATCAGTAGCTTGTTCATCCATAAGTTTGAAAGCCTTGTAAATATCGCGCAGGTCTTTTTTATTGTAGGCGATTGTTTCACTTGCCATACCTCTGCTCCAATACTTCGATCGCTGTCAAAATGTCGTCTGAATCAACCCATTCACTCATTGGAATTTGTGTGGCTATTGCCAACTCAACCAATAATCTGCTTAGGCTTCCTGCTGGATGACTTTTGGGTCTGCATCACCGACTATTACATCAGCGACAGTTTCCATCCATACTTCAAATCCTTTTACTGGCTTTCCTGCTGCTTCTCGCTTATGTGCGTTATATGCTAAAAACATCAGATCCCACATGCCAAGTTTTTCTTTTGCTTGGCTTATGGTGTGACCAGTTTGCTTTTCCCACTTAGCCCACTCAGGCGGTTGGGCAATATAAGTTGCTTGCTCGCCTGAGTTGTATTCAATTGTAATTGGTAACTTCATTTATTTGCTCCCGTTTTATTTCTTAACTAAATGTTTCGGTTACTGCTCCACCTGAAACAGTAAATTCAAAATCAACAGTTTGTGCATCAATTCCTGATCCACCGGCTGTTGGAAACTCTGGCTTTACTGGAAACACAAATTGTGCTCCTGTTGCAGCTGTCAATGTGATGTTGATGTCTGTATCTGGAGCAGACTCGGCTGCTGTCCATAAAGCTTCACAAACTGAATTTGCCTTGCCCCAATCAGCCAACATTGATAATGCAAATGTTCCTGAAATGTTTGTGGTCTTGTAAGCTGTGCCATCAAGTGTCTGATATTCCTGACGCTCATTGACTTTTGTTAAAACTGCGCTGGTTGCTTGCGCTTCGATGTCTGTTCCACCTGTGAAAGACAACGAAATATCGCGACCAGTGATGACTACTGTTGCCATGATTATTTCTCCTTAGACTGTGCGTGTG